TGCGATTGCCGACATGTCTGTTTTACGCAAAATCATTCCCTCTGCTCCCCTTCTTGACCAGATTGTTATGAATTGCAAACGCAATTGTTGTCGAGTTTGTGCTCAGGGCCATTGTTCCATGCGAGCCCGCTTGCAGCATCTCATCAACACTCGCTGCTCTGACGTCGTCGTTTGTTACTGCCTTGATGCAGTTGTCTCCTCCACAGCGATTGAGCATCTTGAGACATGTCCTTGGATGCAACCCTTCCGTTGCAATCAGGAGGAATGTGTGAACACTCGGTTCAAGAATCTTGAATCATTTTGTTCCCACGTGTGGAGCGCTCATTGTCACGGCAAGAGCAATTCTTGGCCTTTGTCCTACTTGCGAGAGGACATTGTTGCCCAAGTTCAGACCTGCACTAGGTTCGACCAAATGCAACTCGATCAATTGATCGACAAGACGCGAAATAACACCTTTAGGCGTCTTGTCTTCAAGACTTTGGTTGTTGAATCGAACTTCGCCGGAGCGGGGTCGAAGTTTGAGATGCTGAAAGAGCACTACAAACTCAAGACTGTGCCTCTGTTTTCCCGAACGGGGGGAAGATTGGTGACGTACACTCTGAATACCTCCTTTGGATTTGTTGATGTGAAACTGAATCCTGTTGATGTTGATTTCTCTGCAGTGTTGAAGCGCATTCGTCCTTTGATCGTCCACCAAGCTCAAGCCTTGATGAATGTCAATGTCAAGCATTCATTTGATCATGTGGAGTTCAAAGCCCAATGTCAAGATCTGCTTGAGGGTTTTGGACTTTTATCCAAGACTGTGGCCCAACAAATTGTGTCTGCTTGTTGCAAGTTGTTTGTTGCTTTCCGTATTGGATTTTCTGACCCTGCTGCTCTTGCTGCTCTGTTGATCGATTTTCTGTGCACCAGCGGCGTCGCCTCGGAGCTCGCTTATCAAGCATGGAATGTCGTTCAGGAGCATGCATTGAACATGTTCAGTCGTTTTTGTACATTTGTTCAACCTCAAGTTGGCACGGAACTCATTGTGAGTGTTGTCACTGTCATTATTACGTGTGTGTCTGTTATTGTTTTGTCACGACTTCCCCGAGAGAGTGAAATTGCCGACTTCATGAAGTCAGTGACTGCATTGGGCAGTGCCGTGCGGGGTGGTTCCTTTGCCTTTGATGGAATTGGGAAGCTCGTGAGCCTTGCTGTCAACAAGGTTTTCCAAATCCAGCATGGTATTCCAACGGAGGTTGCTCAATTGGAAGAAATGATTGAAGGCATTGAGCGCTGGTTTGTTCGCGTGCAGACGATGATTGAGGAAGGAATCTATGAACGTCTTGATAGGGATCCTACCGCCTGCACAGAGGTTGTTGAATTGTATCGACAAGGCTTCATATTCTCCAAACAGATCGGGGAATTGAAGGTTGGTGCGAAGCTCGCTCTGCCTTTCAATGTTCACTACCAAGCATTGAAAAAGCTTCATGAGAAGGCTGCATCATCCAGTGCTTTTACCGGTGGTGCGCGACAGGAACCCCTTGTGATTTGTTTGTCGGGACCTTCGGCTCAAGGGAAATCTGCCTTGATGTACAGTGTTGCCACGGAGTTGTTGAAGGTCAAGGGTATTCCCAAAGATATCCATGGCAAGCCTGATATTTCACAGGAAATCTATTCGCGAACTGTTGAGACCGAGTTCTGGGATGGCTACAAAAATCAGCGCATCACTCTGTTTGATGATTTTCTGCAAATTCGAGACAGTGAATCTACCCCGAATCCCGAGATCATGGAACTCATTCGAACAGGCAATTTGACGAAGCTTCCTCTACATATGGCAGAACTGTCGGATAAGGGAGCCACCTGTTTCAATTCTGAAATCGTCATCTGCACATCCAACCAGAACGTTCACGAATATTTTCCGAAATCGATTGCTTGCAAGGAAGCATTGCGGCGCCGTTTTGATGTCAATGTGATGGTTCGTGCGAGAAAGGAAGTGTGTGTCTCTCGTGATGGTGGCTACTACCTTGACGAAAGAAAAGTCCGGGAAAAATTCGGTTGTGCGTTCTCCACTGATGTTTGGGAGGCGCGTCGTGTTTGTCCAGTGTCCGGTGACGATTTGGGGCCATGGATGTCGTACAGTGAACTCATCCGCATGTTGTTGACTGCGTATGAGAAGAAATTTCAGCGTGGTGCAGCGCTCAAGGGCTTTCTAGAGGAACTTGCGGACAAACCACTTGTTGAAGCTCAAGGGTGGTTGGACGTGTTCTGGAAACCAGGCTCAGCAAGCGATTACGCTCAAGAACCCAGTGATTGGGTTTGGATGAGGCCTGTTTTTGAAGATCCCAGCGTGGTTCGTGCTTTGTCATCGATGCAGATTGCGGGATTGTGTAGTGAGGCCCCCAAGCTTACCGGGATTTTCCATGAGGAAATTGTGGTTAAGATGTGGGAGTCTCCCAGCAGACTTGTGAAGAG